CTCTCCCGGATCGGCTGTATGGAGTCCGATGTATCGAGTCGCCGGCGCGCTCCATGCGCCTGTACCGAAAATATGATCAAGCAGCTCGTCCTCGAGATAGTTGGCCATGGACATGATTCGTACCTCCGTTTGAGCAATAAAAAAGCGGCCAGCTGGCCGCCTGTATCCCTAATGCAACGCCCCCATAATCGAGAGCGCGGCCCCGACGGCCCCTCCTCCTCCGAGCATGAGGAGCGCGATATCCTTTACGACGAGCCACCGTGACCGCTTGCGCTCCATCGTTGCTTTCTGCACGGCCGCGCATTGCTCATGCGTGACAGTATTTCGATTGAGCTCGGCGAGCTGCCCGACGATAGTCTTTCCCTCGCCTTTCATATTCTCGATTTCACCGATGAGTCCGTTCCCGTTCATCCCCATCACGACGACCCGGAGCTCATGTACCGCTGTGTGAGTCTTTACGATGAGATCGTCCCGTTGCGCGTCTGTCATGATCCGGATCCTCCTATACGTAATAGCCCCAGAGCTGGAAATACGCTCCGCCAATGGGATGTGACGCTGAATATCTGCGGAACTCGAAGATACCGTCTCTGACCGGAATATCTACAATCTGCCCCGTCCCTATTCCGGCCGCGGACGCTCCCACTTCGGCCGCTATCCGGATGAGGTACGACTGCTCCACCGTCGCCGCACTCCCCTTATGCCGAGCGCAGATGATCGCAGAATCGGCCGTGTTTGTGGAAACAAGTTGTACCCTGCACCGCGCCCAGCGGATCGAGTGCAGATACTCTGGCGGAAGTAGTGCCGAGAGATTTCCCTCTTCCCAGGTGTCGCTCACCGATGCGTCGGTGATGTCATATCCGTCCGTCCGGTCGTCGGGATCGAGCATGTGCGGGAAGCCCATGAAGGGAACTGGAAGTCCGTATATTGGCCTTACCTTTCCGCCCGCCATGGGTTTGAATACAATGTCTCGTACTGAAGCATCAGTATTCCACGGGACTCCGTGGTTATAGTGCAACGCCCAGATATGCGGATCTACGAACTGACCCAGCACCACCACGAACTCATCGCACCAAGTCTGTTCTGGTATATCACTCGAATGGAATGACAGAGACAATGCTTGACTGGTAACAGCAAAATTCTTCCATACACCACTCGTATCAGCAACGGCTAGGTGTACTGAACCATCAACAGATAGATATGGGATCCCGGCAGAAACATCCAACGACACACCAAGATAATGCCACTCTTCATCATCAACATTTACTCCGGCCAACACGGTTTGTTTCAGCACGCCATCCCGTTCTATAAGGAGTCTCGGTTCTCCGCTTCCATAGACCTGTAATGTTATTCTGTCTTCACTGGCTGCCCCAATACTCTCCAGCACAACAAGATCAAGCGTAATACTCATGGATTCTGCCTTGAACCATATGCCGAATGATTGGTCTTCCCCCGGAGTCCATACACTATCATCAGCAGCGGAAAGGAATACGGTGGTATCATCCCCACCTGTGTCGGTAGAATAAACACATTTCGTATTTATCATACCGGCCGTATATGCCGGATTCGGCATAGCAGATGCAGGAGCATTGCCCAGGTGATCGTCTAGAGTGTCTTCAAAATCCCACAGCAAATATTCTGAGTAAGGGAGCAATTCGCTGCTCACATTACCGTCGTAATCGCCGTGGATTATACCACCGCACTGTAAAAAGGGAAGAAAATTACCGTTAGCATCAGTACCGCCAATCTTGATTTGGTTAAGCGTAGACCATCCTGCAACGCTGTCGAGATATTCCTGAAACGTGATTTCGTCACCATCGACATAAATCCTCCTATCTCCCGCCACCGGGCTGGCATAAGTTCCCAACCCGTCATATCCGACCCAGAGCTCTTTAACTTTGACAAGGAGCGCGGTTATCTCACTCGCAATGATGTTGTTCGCATAGATGATATCTTTCCCGAGATCGCCGTCCTCGACTGTGAGTACCGTCGTCGACGAGCTCGCCGACCAGTCGCCGTTGACGGCCGCTCTCGTCACGCGCCGGACCCGGTAATACAGCGTCGGTCCGCTCGGATCGTCGGCGTCACCATCAAGCGGGATAGCTGGGTGAACGAAGATCTCCGAGTGCCAGGTCGTCACCGCGGCGAGCGTGTCCTTCCAGTCGGTCCCATCCATTTGGAGCGAGTACCATGTTTCGTCATCGTCCGAGACCTGGATCTCGTAGTGGACAAGGTTCGTCAGATAGTATTGCCGGTCCCACTGGAGCATGACCGACCGCAACATGCCCTTACACTTCACGATCGTGACCTGCGTCGGGGTCGTCGTGCCTTTCAATCCGACCGGATTCACGTATCCGTCGTCAACATCAGTATATGTCGGCCGCTCCACGATGTCCAGTTGTATCGCCTCGACCGCCGCTTTCTGCGCGAGCCCCGCCGGAGAGACGACCGTCACGTCCGCATTTCCCGAGGAGCTATACGACTCGATCGCGACGAGGACGAGCTCGGTGATCGCGCGCGTCATCGGCCCGCCTGGCGCTCGGTGCTTGTACGCTTCGACGTAGCACTCGACCGCGGCCCCGCCCGGGAGCGTGATGGATACCACCGCCCCTTTCTGCACCTGCGGGAGCCAATAGGTATCGATCTCGAAATACTTCCGTGCCGATCCACCCCATTCGACCCACCATCCGGTCGTCGCATGCGCCTGGTCGTCGGAGACCATGTACCGGCCGTCTATCGTTCGATCGACGTGGTCCTCTTCAGCGACATCCGCATCGATATCCTCGACCTCGCGCTCTGCGATGACCCGGTTCGGTACGCCGGTGATCTCCAGCTTACGAATAGTAACCGTTCCGACCTCCCCGTTGTACAGGATGATCTCGGAACTGTCGGCATTCTGCCGTGTCTTCGAGATGAGGATCCCGCCGGTGCGTGACAGGGATACCGTCCCCGAGCTCGCCGTACAGACGACCGTATTCCCGGTCGCCGCGGCGGTCACGTTCTCGACGCCGTACGTCACGTCATTGATGCACGAGACGAGGCCGACGGCGTTCGCGAACTCGCGCGAGGACACGGTGGTCGACGCTTTCTTCGTGTACGTGATCGTGTTGACCGTGACCGTGTCGTCGTTCGAAACGTCGTTGAGATCGATAAGGTTCTTGATCCCGTTGAACGCTGCAAGCACGAGGACGCCGTTGTCCGACTCGATGTCGTCTCCGTCCCCGTCATCCCCGGTCGTCGGCGTCTCGATCGACGTCCCGAGCGGGATCGCCTCGCCGGTATCCGGAAGAGCGTACTCGAGCCGCGCCTTGTCCGCCGCGTTCGGACCCGGCCAGTATGCGCCCGTCAGTACGTCGATATCGCACTTCTCGACTGAGGTGATCCAGCCCTCCGTATTCCTATAAATCACCTGGGAGGCGAGCGCCTCGTAATCATCGAACGTCGTCCGGGCCCTCGTGCATGAGACCGGGATGAGGCCCGCCGCCTTGACCCGGCAGAGATTCCCGACCGAGTCGGTATCGATCGTCCACTCGCTCGCCTGCGACCATCCGGATTGATACCGCGAGATGAGTCGGAGCTTCCCGTCATAGCGGAAATAGCAGCTCCGGTCGGCGAGGTACGCCTCCGCGAGCGCCTGGATCTCTTTCCATGCCGTCGCCTTGCCGTCGTACCCGATCGCGTCTTTCGTATGATTGATCGTCACGATGTCGAGATCCGCGGCCTCGAGCCCCATCTCGGCCGCGAGCAGGTGAAAGAGCGAGGTCGAGGGCGAGGTCGTGTCGAGGATCTTGTATCCTACATAGAACGCCGGAGTCATCTTCCGCCCGGTCGCGCTCCGCTTGACACGGTCGTGCATCGAGATCGTGATCGTGTCGTCGGTGAGCGATCCCATCGACCGCTGGCAACCTTCTTTTGAGACCCAGCCGGTGAAGATTGCGACGGCCGTCTGTCCTGCGATCCCGGCTCGGATCTCGCATATCCTCCCGGCGAAATCACCCTCGGCGAACGTCTGTTGAGAATTCCGCAACGTTGCCCGCGCGGTCGTAGCAACGATCCCCGCAGGAGCATCGATCGAGAGGTCGTTGCTCTTGAGGTAGGCCGTGACCTCCTCGAGGTCGTCGTCGCCGTCAGTGTCGATCCAGAGCTCGTACTCGCGCGTCCCGAAATCTTCGAGGTCGACGAGCGCCGACTGCATCGTTCCGTTGACCGGTACGAATAATGACATTATGCCGGGACCTCATTCCAGTGGACCGGACCGCCGGCGCCGATATACTCATCGATCGCGTCGACCGTGAATCGGCCGATCTCGACCATCCCGCCCTCGCCGATGACGGGGCCCTGGAAATACTGCGAGATATAGATATCCGGTACCCGCTGAACTGACGTATTGCTCCCCGTCGGCGCTCCGACCGCGTCAGGCCCCATGTAGTCCTCGCCGGCCGCATAGAGGTCGTCGATATTGATCTTCTCGAGCATCCCCGACCGCACGTCCTTGTATTCGAGATAGTCCTTTTCCTTTTTCTTTCCGACGAACAGGTTGTAGAGCCAGATAAACCCGTTCGCGACTGCGACCGTCGCGTTGTATATGATGTTGAAAATGAGTATGAGCCCGTTCGCGAAATGCATGATCGCGTTGTTGTAGAGCCAGACGAACGCCTCGGCGATGAACTTGATTATCGGCGTGAGTCTCTCGAGAACAGGAGTGAGCACCGCAGCGAGGACCTGACCAACTATGACGAGGATCCCGACGAGCGGAGCGAGCGCCTGGTTGATGAGCGGTCCGAGAATCTCCATCATGGCCGTGAATATCGTCGTGAGCGGATTGAGGAGCGCGTTCACCGAGGCAAGTGAGGTGATCAACGGCAGGAATTGATCGATCAGCGGACCGATCACTTCCATGAGTCCGCCGAACGTATCCTCCGCTATGATCTCCGGCGCTCCGTTCCCGCCGGACGCCATCGCCTCGGCGAATGTCGACGCATAGTCCGAGACCATCGTCTGAAAATCGAGCGGCGCCTGGGGAGTCGCTGCGTCAACCCCGACCGATCCCTTGAGCCCGAGCATCGCCTCGAGCGTTGCCTTTGCCTTGTATAGCGCCTCGAGGAGGTTATACGCTCCGGTCTGCTTTGCGAAATCGATCTTGTCGAGGACCTGGTAATAAGCCATGATCGCGCTCGTCTGCTGCGCGATCGCTTTCTCGGCGTCACCCATGACCGTGTCATACAGCGTCTTCACGTTCTCGGCGACGGTCTCCGCTTCCTCGCCGGACTTTCTGAGGAGCTCGAGCTGCTTCTCGAGCATCGGCACGATCTCCGAGAGCATCCTATAGTCCCAGTCGGTCGCGTCGGCGATCGCGAGATTCTCCTTCGCGCGCTTGAGCTCTATGGTGAGTGCCTGGATCTGGAAATCGAGCGTCTTCCCGTAGTGCCCCTCGAGCCACTCGCGGTATTTCTGCTGTGCGTCGAGCTTCGCGAGCCGCTCGCGTTCTGCCTCGTTGACCTGGTTCTCGAGCTCGGCCTGCTGCCGGAGCACCTCGACATTCCGGAGCTGGAATATGAGCTGATCTTTGAGGATATCGAGGCGTTCCTGGGCGAGCACTCGCGCGTCCTTCGCGCCTGCCACCTGTTGTACGATACCTTCGTCGTATGCTCGATTGATATCTTCGACCGCGGCCTGCTGCCGAGCGATCGCCCGCCGCGTGTTCTCGACGACCTGAAGCTGAAGATCGAGGTCCGCCGTCGCGCCTTTCTGCGCGGTTTTCTGCGCCTGAGATGCGTTGATCGTGTCGGTGATCTTTTGTACGAGATCGGTGAACCCCTCGATGAGCGGCTGTACGAACGTGATGAGCGTCCCGCCGAGCGTCTCCTTGAGATCCCCGAAAGCGTTCGTAAACTGCTCGATCGCGCCCTTCGCGGTCCCGGCGACCGTCTCGGCCATGCCGCCGAATTGGATCTTGATGAGCTCGACCGCCTTACCGGCCTTGAGTTCTTCCTGAGTCAGCCCCCGGAGCGTCGGGATCGCTTCCCCGAGCTCACCGGTCATCCCGGAGAATGTCTTCGCGAGGTTCCGGGTCGCCGCGTCGAGGCTCATGACTCCGGTCGACGCGAGATCGACCGCCGCGCTCATGACCGCGCGGATCCGCTCCTCCGAGAGACCGAGGCCGGCGAGAAACTGCTCCTGCTGAATGATCGCCTCGTCACCGAATATCGACCCGCCCTGGAGCTCAGAGGCGAACGCCTTTAGGTTCGAGATCGCCTGACCGTTGAGGAGAGGATTGTTCTTGACCGCGGCCGCGAGACGGGTCTCGACGAGCTCCTGCTCGGCGTACGCCGCGACGAGATCCCCGACCGTATCGGCGACTTTCTTGATCGTTATCACGACGGCCGCGGCGATCACGCCAGCTTTCGCGATCTTCCCGCCGAACGCCTCGAAACCTTTCGATCCTTCGGAGGTCGTCTTTCCCGACTCCGCCCCTATATCCTGGATCCCCTGCTTCGCTTCCTTGACGCCGCGAGTATCGGCCGTGGTCTTAATGTTTACTTTTACGGTTTTTTCCGCCACTCTTTGCCTCTATCTCCTGGTTTCGCAGATCGACCCATTTCGCGCGTATGACATCGAAAATCTCCATGTCATACGCCGGCTCATCGGCAAGGACCACCGACCGCCAGCCGCGGGTATACGTCCCGTCTCCGTCGAGGAGGCGGACACAATCGCGGACCCACGGGTACCACTCACGGATGAGCTTCGCCGGCTCTCGGCCGTCCGGCAGCTCTACTCCTGGGGTGAATCTTGCTCGCTGGTAGATCCACTCGGCGACGTCGGAGATGTCCCGGCGGATCTCTTCGGTAAAGGGAGATTCCAGTCCTCGATGACGGCGAGCATCTCTGCGGCAACGTCCGAATAGTTGAGGATCCGATCGACGAGCTCGGCGGTGACGTCGCCCTCCTCGAGGTCCTGTTCGCCGATCCCGTGCTTGAGCTTTACCCGGATGAGATCGGCCTGGCCGGTAATGGCCGATGATGCTTCGAGGAGCGAGGCGAGGTCGTCCGGTTCGAGATCGTTCACGAGCTCCGCGGCCGTGACGTCCTTCCTTTTCATGCCCTTCGCGAGCTTCGCGATCACTTCGCGCGGCACCTTCGCTGCCGTCTGCTGTGCGATCGCCTTGATCTCGGCGTCCGCGTCGACGCTGTACTTCCTCGGCCGGAACGAGTGCTCTTTCCCGAGCGCCTCTATTTCGTGCTTCGGACCGAGGAGGCCCCGGCGTGCCGGAGCCTCCCATGCTTTGATATCTGTACTCATCTTTGATCCCCTGGTTTTGAGATGGACTAGTACGCCGACGAGTCGTCGGACAGGAGCCAGACGGTCACGGCGTGATTGTACGGGCTCCCCTTCTTGTCTACCGCCTCGAATCCGATCGACGCATCGATCGTCCCGTTGTTTTCCTGCGGCTCGAATGAGTCGACCGAGCAGTACGGGAGCTCGACGACGATCATCGCCGGAACGTCGGTCGCGAGCTCGTCATCGTCCGGACCCCGGTACTTCAGGTACACCGCGACGAGGTCTGAACTGTCAACCTTCGCTTTCTCGAGGATCGCGTCGGAGTCCATCTTGACTTGTACGCTGCCGGTAACGGCAAACATGCCCTTTTCCTGGTACTGCCGCCAGATCGACCCCTGGCCGTAGCCCTCGGCGTTGTGATTGTTGAGGAGCTGCACCGAATGATTGCGGATGTAGGTATACTCGACTTCACCGATCGAGATCCCGCCGTCGGCGAACATGAGCGGATCGATGTCCTCGAGTGTGAGCACGGAGGCATTCACGTCCTCGGTGGTCTCGGTCATCCCGAGGACCTGAGCCTCGGCTTCGACCATCGCCTTGAGAGCGCCCGAAATCGAGAGCTGATCGGTCACGCACCCGGCCCAGAGATAGTCGTCACCGATTCCGTCGCCCTGGATCGAATAGACGGGCCGCTCGGTATTCGCGAGCACGACCTCCCACTTGTGCAGGTAGATCCCCGAATCGGCGGAGGAGAAAAAGACCGTCACCCAGCCGGACTTCGCCTGCGCCGAGGTGATCGAGATGATGTCCGCCGCATCGACGGCGTCACCCCCAAAGAGCTTCTCGCAGTCGTAGTACGTGTAGGCATTGATCGCCGTCACGAGCTCGCCGACCGTATCGAACGATGCGGACGAGAGGTCGATCGATCCGCCTGTCCCGAAAGCCGCGTCCCCGGACTCGTCCCCGAAATCGCCGATGTCCGAGTCGAGCGTATCGCCCGAGGTATCCGCCGAGAGCTTGCACGACGCCTCGGTGCCGGTATACCGGATCCGGATAGCCGCTCCGATCTGTGTCGGCGCGTCCTCTTGCCCGAGGAGCGAATTGATGAGCTTCCCGACACCGGGTACCGCGCGGAATGCGATCGGGAGCGCGCCCGCAACGTTCCCCGATGTCCGGTATTTCCCGGTGATCATGTTCGATCCGACGATCGCCGGATCCGCCGCCTTTTCGACGGTGCCTCTCAACCCGGGGAGTCCGCGGATCGGAATAACCGCCGTCCTCGATTCCGCGCTCCCGGCTGGTGATTCCGGCCCGCCGATCGTGTACCTAATCGCGTTTACACTTGGCATATGCCAAACCCCCTTAATGGTCGTAGACCCTGATTTCCAGGGTCTGATACAAAGTCTGAATCAGGACGCCGTCCTGCTGTTGCTCCGTCATAATCGAAAAATCAGTATCACCGAGACGCACCCGATCGAATCGTGCGCCGAAAGTCCAATCCGCGTGAACCAGGTCGACGATCGCCTCGTAATACCGGATGAGAACGTCCTGCACGGTCTCGGGCTCAGAGCCCACATGTGAGACGGCGATATCGACGGAGAAAAAGGTCCAGTGATCTTGCATCGGGGTATCGTCGTCCCCGTAGTCGTGCGTCGCACCGGCCGGGATGAGCGTCATCATAGGATACTGCCGACTCCGGTCGATCCTTACGCGGATCGCGCCGGCGAGGTCCGGGATGGTCACGGTCCTGGCAGTCTCGATCGCCGTGATCGCCGCGGCGAGTCCCGCATCGAAATACGCCTTTATCCCGTCGAGAACGTCTTCCACTTATACCCTCTCAATCTTCTCGTAGGCCCAGCGGTGGATGATCTTCGACCACCTGACCTTATCGGCTTCGGTGATCTGCACCGGCTTGCGTCGTGGCAATCTCCCGGTCCCGGTCTGATGGTATTCAGCATAAGGAAGTTTCGTACCGAACTCCGCCTCGTGCTTCCCGATCTTCTTTATCGTGAACGGCGAGATCCCCGTGAGCGACGCCTTGAGGTGGCCGTCGAATACGAGGATCGGCCGGCCCGGGCGGACCTTCGCTTTCCATTCCGCATAGTCCGGGGAGAGCGGCTTCCAGGCTTCCGGCGTGCCCTGCTTCGAGAAGTTCTTCGCGTTCACCTGCTGGAAATCGTCGAACAGCATCTCGAACACGGGAGAGAAGTCCTTGATCTCATCGAGAAACCGAGAGAACCCGCGGACGAACCGCTCATCCCCGATCGTCTCGACGTGGATCGTTACCACTCTTTCCCCTCGCGCGTGAACGCCCGAGGCGGCGCCGTGGATCCCCCGGGGCCGCCGGCGACGTCGTCGGTACGGATGATCGCCGGAGACTTCTCGATCCGCTTCATGCCGGCGTCGTAGTAGTCCCGATGGAGCACCGCGCGGTCCGTCTCGACGTCGATCGACATGAGGACGATCGCGATGACTCCGTCCTCGGCGATCATCTTGAGAACCGAGAGACGGTCCGCGTTCGTGACCGGCGTATCGATATCGACGGCATTCATGCGGGCGTCCATCTCTTTCGAGATCCGCTCGCAGAACTCCGTCACCTCCTCGGAGGTCGGATTCGAGGTCGTGTCGATCGTGACATGCTGCAGCCGCCGCTTGATATCGACGACGTTACAATAGGCCATTATGCGTCCTCTTCCTCCGGCATGACGTCATCGATGAAATCGGTATTCCCGCTCCCGTCGTCGATCGTCTTTTTCCTCGGTCGGCCGCGTTTCTTCGCCAGCTTTTCAGGAGGAGGATTTTCAGCCGTCCCCGGCTCATCGTCGGCCTCGGGCTCCGGCTCGGGCTCCGGTATGATCTCAACCTCGCCGCGCTCCGCGAGCTTGAGCGCGATAGCTTCCTTGTATTCGGTTTCCCAGCCGGCCCGAGGGCCTCGCAGGTATCTTACTTTCACGATCTTGTCCTCCCTTGGTCTCAATGCTTCTATCCCGTATAGGCCCTCGACGAGAGCCAGATACTCCGGGTCGTCGATATGCGCGCGCCCCCGCGAGTATTGCTGCCAGTACTTCGCCGCCTTCTCACCGCTGGCGATGAACGGCTTATGGTCGTACCCGATGAACTCGACGCGATCGAGCGTGTACTTCCTCGCGATCTCGCGCCATCGCTTGACCCAGTTCGTCTTGTTCTGCTCTTGCAGCTTCGAGGAGAGCACGTCGTATCCCCCGAAATCGAACCCGCAGACGAGGATCCGCCGGCGCCCCTCGTGGAGCGCCTGGGCGACCATTGTCGATCCGGAGTCTCGGCACAGCTCGGGCGGACATGTAAAGGATTTCGCTCCCTCGATCACGTTCCGCCCCAGATGTCCCGCCCAGATCTCATACCGACAGCCGTTCGCCTCCCTGTACTCGACCGCCTTTCTCAGAACATCCGTATGTCCGGTCAGCCTGGTAAGCTGTGCGCCGTACTCGATGTATATCGAATTGCAGCCCCACAGTTCGCCGAGCCATTCCTTGATGAATCGGTCATATGTCAGCCGGGAGATCCCGTTGCCGAGTATCAGCACGTCGTCCACATGATCCCCCAAAGAAAGGGGCTCCCGTTTCGGGGAGCCCCTGAGAATTACCTGTTGCCAACTCTTAGCTGTTGACGACCTTGACGGCGAGCTGATGGAACCCGTATCCGGCGTTCGAGCGCCCGTGCGCGAAGAACACCATCTGCTTGTTGAGCTTCTGCTCGTCGAGCTCAGACTGCGGCTCTTCGCGAGTCTGGAGAATGAATGGCTTGATCGACTTCGTGGTGCAGAGACCGTACCAGTCGGTCGTGTCGCTCTGTCCGGGGAGCGGGATCACGTTCTTGATGATCGTCGCCGGCACATTCGCCGAGGTTTGTCCCTGGACGGACGTGACTGCTTCCACGACGGTAGCCCAGATCTCGACCGGGCAGACGATGGTGTCCAGCTTGAGGCGGAGCGCGCGGCCGGTGTCACTGGTGAAGTTGTACATTGCCGCGAATGCCGAAAGAATGTCCGCCTGAATGGTCGCCTTGGTGACGCCGGTCCCTGCCAGGAGGTTGTCATTCGGCGCGGTCCGATCAGCGAAGAACGCGGAGCCGTCATAGGACAGCCCGGTCGTTCCAGCGGCGAACAGGTCCTCGACCATCTCCCAGCGGTGCTCGAGGATCGCCCTCGGCATCTCCGGGATCCGCTGCATAATCATGCCGTACTGGTCGTCCTTGATGCTGTTCTTGTCGATGGTGATCGCGGTCTGCCAGTCCTTGTTCTTGATCGTATAGTCGTACTCTGCGAGCTCTTTCGCTTTGATCTCGCCAAGCCATTCCTGAACGGCCGGTACGTCACCGAGCCATCCGTATTTCTCGGAGGCGGCCGTTGACGGTGCCATCATTGCGACGGCTTTGATCAGGTCGAACTCGGGGCTCTTGATGAGCTCACCGTATGCCTTCTGAAAGGCCATCTGGAGGCCCTTTTCCAGTCCAATTGCAAGTGCCATGGTTTATATATCCTCCTTTACGCCGCGGCGATGCAGACACGCTGCCCGAAGTCGAGGAGCACATAGCCAGTCTTGAAACCGACACACAGAACACCCCAGCTCTTCGACCCCGCGGTCTGAGTCAGGGTACCGTCATCCGACGGATAGAACAGTTCCCCGACGTCCGATTGTTCGGCCCCGCTGAACGCGACCCACACCTTTCCGATGAGTACCTCGAGCTTGTCGTGCGACCCAGATGCGACCGCGAGCGCGCTCCCTTGACGACCGGAATAAACCCCGATGAAAGGCAGAGCCGCCGTGTCCGCGGGGACATTGAGGTATCCGCTCGCGTCGATCTGCAGGAGCGCCCCCTCGTAGAATGTGTCGTTCCCGGCACACGCGATGTCGATCACCTCCTGGTGGCCGACAAACTCACGCTTTACCGCTGCTGTAAGTGCCATTAGACCTTACCTCCCTCGTTCTGGATATCTTCGTCGGTGAGCCCGAGCTTGTGGAAGGTCTGGATCTCGGCGGCGGCGAATTTCTGCTCCCCGCCTCCGGTCCCGCTCCCGTGCTCGGACAGATCCACCTCGGCACCCTTGACCGACAGGAGCTTCTCGGTGTTTTCCGGATTGGCGTCGAACGCCTGCTCCCATACTTCGCGGTTGACCGGGAGAATCTTTCCCGACTTGATGGCGAGCTCGATCACGGTCGCTTTGCGCTCGGCGAGCTTGGCCTTGTTGCTATCGGCGATCTGCTGTGCCAGACCGTCGCGTTCCGACATGACCGCAGTGAGCTGTCGTTTCAGCAATGCGCTCTCGTCGGCGAGCTTCTGGGTATCCGCATCGGTCCCCTCGCTCAGTTTGATCCCGAGGAACTTCGCGACCTTGCCGCGGTCCTCGTCGGTTGCTTTCCCGCGCTCTTCATCGCCCAGGGCGAAGAGGGCATCGAGAATCTCTTTCAGTGTTTCCATACCGGAAACCCCCTCTGTATTTTCTTCCCCGTCGCCATGCGCGGGATCGTGATCTGATAAATGCGCCGGTGATAGATTGTTCATGAGCGGCCGATTCGTCAGTGCGGCGCCGTAGAGAACCGGATAGTAGAGCTCCCCGTCCTCAAGGCCCATGTATTCGCCGAACTCAGCCGAAAAGTACCGGTAGAGCTTCTTCTCCACCTTCTCGCGGCCGAGCTCGGTCCACTCGATCTTGACGTACAGCCCGTCCTCGCGAGCCTGAATATCACCGAACCATCCGGCGGCCTCGCCGCCCCAATGGTCGAGATCGAGGTACGGCTCCCGCTCGCCCATGACCTTGTCGTCCCAGTGCTTGACCATGGCG